TTCTTTTCAAACCATTCATTTACACCATACTTCTGGTGCATGTCTGCCATGTCTTGTACCCAATTAGTACTCATTATCATTATCCTCTGGTTTTATTGTTTTCTTTTTACGCAGTGTCCAACTACCGTTCTTATTTTCTTTCCAAGAAATAGTATCGCCAGGTTGCCAATCCAAAGCTTCCATCAATTCATCAGGAAACTCGAGCATAAGCTCGCCATTTTCATCTGCTTCAATTTCTATACTAAACATTATACCACATTCTCCTTGATAGGTAAACTCTTAATTCCTAGTGCCCAATTCTCAGCAGCATCTTCTACATAACGTAATGACTTGTTCGGAAACTCTTCTGTAAAGAACTGTTTGTTGTTCTCATCATAGTACTTAATGTATGCCATTTCATCTTTAAAACTAAAATGAATTTCACAGTAACCTTTTTCATCATCACTATAATATGTAGACAGATGCTTACCCATATCAGTTCTCCTCTACGAATTCTGAGATTTCTGGATAGATTTTGGCAATGGCTTCTGCCACTGCTCGAGCCAGTTCCATATGTTCCTGTTGTGTGCCGTTTGCTGAACGAAGTTCGATGTAATGAATCCAGCTTCGAATAGTCCCATTGACGTATAGTCTTGAGATAGTGTTGCCTTCAGGGAGAATCGCTCGTGCTTGTTCTTTGGCAATTCCGCGGTTAATGGCTTCACCATAAATTCTTTTGACGTGTTCCAAGATAAACTTTTGTTGTGCATCCCACCATGCCTCCAGTTCTGAATCTGATGTTTCAATACTATTCTGACGATTCTTAGTGTCCTGCAATCGCGCTTGACGGATTACAAAATTATTATCACTAAGATCACGCACATCAGCATAGCGCTGACTAAACTCTTGAAAACTAAATGAGCGGTGCCGGAGTAGTTGGCGCGCAATATCTCGGGTGGTTTCGATTTCGATGCATGCTGATCCCATTTCGAATGGTGACCAGTGCTTGTGTTTGATGAGGTATCCGAGAAGTTTTGAGGTCGTTGTTGTGTTGTTTTGGTTCGACGGGTTGGAGACACGGGCGCAATACGCGATGAGATCTTGGATATTGTCTAATCCTCCTACTGAAAGTTCACCGGTATGAATCCGGTTTGTTGGCTGACTATAAGAAATAAGTCGTGCTTTTTGAGTCATTGCATGTATCCATCGTTTACTTTAAATGTTTTTACTTGTTCAGAATTATCTACTATCGCCTGAATCATACTGCTGTAGTCATCTTCTGACAACATAGTCTTCCACATAGAAAGAGAGATGGTATTCAGTATCGCAGCAACAGCTAATGGCTCATGCTCAAAGAGCAAGTCATCAGTAAACTCTAAAATTTTTGCGTATAGGTCTTCAACGTCATCTGTCATAATTTATTCCACTTTAAAATCTTTAAATCTTTCGTTCATAGCTGACTTATCAAAAGCCGGAGTATCATCAACTAATCCATCAGAACCACTCTCTGAGTCCTCTAGCCGCATCTTGGAGCGATCTACTTTCAACGTGAACCGTTTATATTGAGTCGGATCGTTATAACGATTCTTTAACTGTTTAACAAGTATCTGGCCAAGAGATGCTAGCTCTTCGTTTGATATAAGAGCAAACATTAAGTCAGCAGTAGCTGGTAGACCAAACGATTCAGATGTATCTTCGAGTCCAATATCAGAACTTGAGTATCCAGCTCTTGTCGTCTGTGTAGCAGATACGATAGGTACATCGAACTCTACAGCCAGACCTCGTATCTCTTCGGCGATTGCCTTGATATAAGAGTACGAGTTAATTGCGCCGCCCATACCTTTCATGCGTGATGATGCACAAATATTGAGATAGTCAATAAAGATAATATCAGGCATGAAGTTCTTCTTTAACTTCAATTCATTTAGCAAAGCACGGAAGTGAGATGTATTTGCTTGGCCAGTAGGATATTCCTTAATGATAAGCTTGCCGTTAGTACGAGAAGCAATGGTGGAAACCTTATTGGTTAGCATTTCTTTTGAGAGGTGTTCCAACTGATCGATCGGCACGTCCAACAGGTTAGCGTCGATACGTTCAGCGATTCTTTCCTCACTCATTTCCATAGTTATGTATAAGACATTTTTACCCTGAGTTAGAGCAGCAGCACCAACATGGCACATGAAGAGAGACTTACCTACACCGGTACCGGCAAGAGCAATGTTAAGAGTCTTGTTTGGAAGACCACCCTTGGTAATCTTATTAAAGTACTCAAGGTCAAATGGAATCCGTTCTTCTTGCTCATGATAGAAATCATAACGTTCAGATACGTTCTCAATATAGTCGTGACCAATGTTAGTATCAAATGAAACTGCAAGAGCTTTGGATAGAATATCCGGCAAAGCATTCTTCGTGAGTGTCTGGTGTTTGCCATCAATAATCGTAATGGATTGCATGATAGCATTATAGACAGCACGGTCTTGGCACCACTTCTCTGTCGTATCGACTAACCACTTATCATCAATCTTTTCGGTACTAAAGATGCTTGGAATAATTTCCACAGCGTGTCGATACTGTTCATCATTAAATTTATCCGACTGATCCAACTCGATCTTAAATGATTCCTGAGTTGGTAGTTTATTGTACTTAGCGACATATTTAGCAATCTCCTTAAAGAGCTGCTGGTACACGCCTTCAAAATAATCTGGTTGGACAAATGGCAATACCTTGCGCGTATACTTCTCATTGGTAAGAAGATTGCGCAAGATAGTTTGTTCAATGTTTATGTTCACTTTTTATCCTTGGTAAGTTCGTCAATACGCTTATATGCATTCTGCAGTTGTTCCTGCAGGTCTCTTACATTCTTCTTTAGGATCTCAACTTCTGTCATAGTTTACCTTCTTCACGTAGCTTAGCACGGATCTTGGTAGCAGAAATATTATGAATGTCTTCGCCAAGATCATGCTGTGTAAATGTATAACCAACACCTCGACCATAGCTGATGTCAACAATGTTTGGTACTCTCATTATAACATAGTCTTCATCTAAAGTAAACCCCTCATCTGTTAATGCATTCACAATATTATCCATAACAGTAACGATGTCAAACGGGTTGTCGTCTTGGTTAGCAGTACGTCCACCACCAGCATCTTCACCGACGATTCCACCAACGTCACGAACCATGATGACTACCTGTCCGGTTTCCATCAAGGCTTTCTTAAAGAGCGCAGTATGTCCAGGATGCCAGGGTTGCCATCTGCCCAACATTTCTGTAGTAGGTTTTTTCCAATCAAATGCCATTGTATGTCTCTTTCATTCTTTTTGCCATGTCTGCAATCTGATCGTCTGACATAAACTCTTCGATAAGATAGTCAAAGTCAGTGGGCTCTTCAAACATTTTATTTGTGTCTTGGAATCGACCAGCTGCGATGGTGTCCATCCATATTGTAATGTCTGCTTCAAAAATAAAACGAGTCATTTCGATAGGACAGACAAAGTCACATATTACAGTACGTCCACAACCTTTTTCATAGTCTGCAATATTACGCATCCTACGAGCCTGACGGATCCGAGCTTCCTCGCTAAACTCCCAGTCATTTGCCATTTCGCGAACTTTATCGGCATTGAACCAAGCACAGTCTAGGTGCTTCTGTAATCGTTCGGCTAGCCAGGTTTTACCAGATCCTGGCAAACCCATTATAAGTATCTTCATTTTGTTTCCGTTTCATCTAGTGTTGACATGAGTATACTATGTAGGATATGGCTTGCAACCTTATCAAGTCCTGGATCACCAGCCTTTATTCCTTCAACGGGCGTATACTCCAGTGTGTAATCAAACGAGAGCATCATAGATTCTTCTTTAATTGAAAGGCTGGTGAAACCAATAACACAGCTCGAATAATCACCTTCCAAGATTTCAATATGCCAAAAGTCATCGTCTCTTGGAATAAGCTTGAAGTCTCTATTCTCCTGCCACTCTTCAGTTATTTTCGTTTTCACCATAAACCAATGTCCCGTTAGCTAAATTTGTTTTAATTAAATCTTCAAGGATAACGCCTGCATAATCCTCAAACTCAGGATCCTTTGCGCTCAAGTCTTCGATCGGTGTTTCACGAATAGATAATTGAAAAGCTAGCTTATTGTTAATACCATCGAACTTAACGTTACCGAAAGCTACGATAGTACCCTTGTACTTACCTTCACGTAGCTCAATTTCCCAAGCCTGATCGTTGTCTACACCGTCCATCTTGTGGAGGACATAATGAATGCCCTCACACGGTTTTTCCATATTAATCATTAGTCATCCTCAACGATAGCATCTGGATCTACCAGAGCTTTATGTCCAATGGAGAACTGCTTCTTTACAAACTCTTTAAAATCTGTTTCATCGAAGATAGGTTGCCAGAATGATTCCTCTAGCGTTTGAGCTTCTCTAACTTTCTGATCAGCAATTTCTCCTGTCTCTTGGTCAACACGGCTATACCATCCTGCAGAAGGTTTAGTAACATAACCACCCGCAAGAGCAACTTCAAGTAGGCCAGACCAACGTTGAACTCCACCCTCCCAAGAAACAGAGATAGGGATCTTTGATTTCTCTTTAACATAACGAGACTTATCCACATTGATTACAAAGTCATAGCCAGTAATCTCTGTGCCTTTCTTATTTTGCCGACGGCCAAGAATCCAGATGTTATCCGCTGAGTAGTAGATACCAGTACCACCACCAACGATGTCTTTTGGAAACAAGCCGATCTCTTTATACGTATGGTTAACTGCCAACAAAGGAATATCTTTCATAGTCAAGTACGGTGTTACCATACGGAACAAACCTTTGAGTGCTTTGGCACGAGACATATCAGCCACAGACTTTTCGTTTAATGCATCTTCGAGTTCTTTCTTCGACGCAAGGTTGCCGATACTATCGATCACAATAACGACTCGGTCAGAACGATCAAGCTCTTCCAACTGACCAACCAAGTCAAACTTAAGTTCTTCTACGTTTGCAATAGGTGTATGCAATACACGCTGTACGTCAATATCAAATTGCTCAAAGTAAGACTGAGGTGAACCAAATTCAGAATCATAGAATAGCATGACTGCATCGGGATACTTCTTCATGTAGGCACCAGCCATGAGCAATGCAAAAGAAGTCTTAAAGTGTTTTGACGGTCCGGCCAGTACTGTGAGGCCCGGAGTTAACCCACCGTCAATAGAACCAGATAAAGCAACGTTTACCATTGGTACATCTGTTGGAACCATATCTTTTTCTGTAAAGAATTTTGATTCGCCAAGAATCTCGGTAGACTTAATCTTCGAGTTCTTTTTGAGTTTATCCATAATTGACATTTTGTTCTCTTTCTCTATCGTCTAGTTCGTACTGTTTACGATACTCATTGTTTATTCTAATACATTTTTCAATAATTGTAAACCCCTCGTCGAAGTTTACTAGAGCTGCAGTGTCCTTTGGAAAACACGCGCCACCGTATCCCTGCTTACCGTCTGGACCAGGGACCTTTGTATGAGAATGACCAATGCGTGGATCTGTGCCAATAGCTTTGACGACCTTATTGAATGTTTGCCCTTCACGAGCAATTGCATCATATAGTTGATTGAAGAACGTGACCTTCAGTGCCAAGAAAGAATTCACTCCGTACTTTACAAAGCTGGCTTCTTTCTGACTCATCTTGTATACTGGACAAGGTGTGCAGAGGCTATATTCTTCATAAACCTTTTCTAGGAAATTTGTATTTATTTCGTTTCCACCGAAAACATGAAACTCAGGACGAATAAAATCTTCATTAGCAGATTTTTCTGTCAGGAACTCAGGGTTGTAGATTAAGTTGTACTTCTCAAACTTATCAAAGAAACTTGGAACTACTGTAGACTTAATAACGATCGGCATGTGTGAACCAAGAGCCATAACCACTTCAGTTAAGATCGAGTCATCAATAGATCCATCTTCACCAAATGGTGTAGGAACACAGATAAAAGCGATACTGTATTCCGAAGTGTCAATATCATTTACACTGTTACCATACTTTGGATCGATAATAGTCTTCTGTAGCTTTGGGTGATTGAATCCATAGTCTACAGCTTTGCCAACAAATCCGTGGCCAACGATTAGCATCTTCATAATCTTATTCCTTATTTTCACGTTCAGCAACTCGGCGACGTAGGTCACTGCTACTAAATCTATGTTCACGTTTATTGAAGTAAAGATGAATGCCTTTACGACGACATACATCCTTACCAGTAAAATCTTTATTTTTGTACTCTTCACCCATAATCTTGACATCAATATCAAACATCTCAAGAATGTCTACCACATCACTTTCGTTTTGATAACAAACAATCTCATCAACGTATTTTACACCGGCCAATTGAACATAACGTTCGACCAGTGTTTGTACGGGTGCATTCTTTTCTTTACGATCATGCGATGGATCTACTTGTAGACCACAGATCAAATAGTCACATACTGTTTTAGCTTCACGTAACATAGCAATATGACCAGCATGTAGCAGGTCAAAGGTAGATAACGTTATGCCAACTGTTTTAGAATTTTCCATGTTTCTTCCCATGAATCAACTTTATAATATTCGCCACCAAGTTCTTTTAGTTTCACGGCAATGCTATAGTCATTGCCACCAGGAATGATTTTATCACCAAAGAAGATTGTGTTTTCGTAACTACCTTCAAAATCTTTCAGGATCTGAGATTTATCACAGCTTGGTAACGTAATATCTATGCCGGTATCTCCAGCGACTTCAAATAGAATGTCCGGATACTTAGCACGCATTGCTTCTGCAATCTTTACACGTTCCTGTTTATGTTCGTCCCATTGAATATACATTGCACGTTCTTCTAGTGTATTTCTACGACCAAGAATACTGAAGTTAACGAGACCAGGACGAGTGTCAAAGTGTAAACCAGTCTTAGCATAAAACCTGGATTCATCCAAGAACACCTTTAAGTCTGCTTTTACATCTTCTGGCATTGTCCATTCAGCCGCGTATAGATTCTTTCCTTGTTCGTAAACATCATTACCAGAACAATTATACACTCTTAAGCACAGATTGTAAATAGTAGATCCCACTTGTTCTAAAGTTTTTTTTCTATCAGATCCAGTTACAATGTAACAGGCATTATGTGTAGCAAAGTGTTCAAACCAGTTTTCAAACTCTTGATTTATCTTCATCCTACTGACAGTCAGTGTACCGTCTACATCAAAGATATAATTACGCATGGCCAACGGTCTCTCTTTTAATATCATTATGATTAAACTCAGCCCAATACAATTCAAAAGCAATACCATCTTCTAAGCATTCGAACTGATGATAAACACCTGGCTTAACCTTAGTGTATTGACCTGGTTCTAGAATAGTTTCATCGACTAGATCATAATCGTTTTGCCATACACGAATAAGCATACGACCTTCTTCAACGTAGAAGCCGTTCCATTTAAATTCATGAAGATGTTTAGAACAAACACCGCCTTTATTCATTTCTATTCTGTGGAATTCCAGAACACCGTTAGCTTCAAGGAGTTCTGTCATTCCCCATACTTTACCAGCTTTCATTTATTCATCTCCGCCACGGCAATAATGTAAAATCCTATAATAATTATTGCTAATATAGCAATTGCTATTCCTAATTCACCCATATCTAAACCTGCTTATTTCTTCAACTACTTTATTAAAATCTTTTAATTTAATCATGTTTTGTCCATCGCTTGGAGCATTATCTGGATCTTCGTGTACTTCTAAGAAAAAACTACTAATCCCAAGAGCGGCCCCAGCACGAGCAAGATGAGGCACATACTTACGATCTCCACCAGACGAGGTTCCATTACCTCCTGGTCTTTGTACCGAATGCGTAACATCATAAACAAATCTGGAACCAAGATCACTAAGGAGATCGTACATGCCACTGAAATCATTAATAAGACGTCCATAACCAAAGCTTGTTCCTCTCTCTGTTATCCACACTTCCTTTGCACCTTCTGTCTTAGATAAAATACCTTTGACATCCCAAGGCGCCATGAACTGGCCCTTTTTTATATTTATGATACAGTTTGTTTGACAAACTCTACGAATAAGATCAGTTTGACGAGAAAGAAACGCTGGGATTTGTATTACGTCTACAATATAATGTAAGTGTTGTACTTGATCTATATCATGAACATCAGTGAGAATTTTAAGATCTGGTATTTCATCTTTCATATAAAGAAAGTCACTGATAGTATTCTGCAATCCCAAACCGCGCTGAGAATTAAGAGAAGTACGATTTGCTTTATCAAACGATGCTTTAAAAATATATTCAATATTATACTTGTCACAAATCCATCTGCATTCTGTCGCAATTTTTAATGACTGCTCGAAAGATTCGTGTTGGCAAGGGCCGGCAATAATTCTCATACTTTTGTCTCAAGCTTCTTTAAATCTTTTTTGGATATGCAACCAACACTCACAATCTCATCATTAAATCCTGCATGGTCAATTACTTCTATCGCTAGTCTAGAACTGTTAGCTGGATCGTTTACGTAGTCAAGACATTGGTATTTTGTTTCAAACTCAAGTGACTTGACAGCAAAGCTATCGGCTTCAATCATAATAAAAAATATAAGCCATTTCATATTTTATCCATTCTTATATACGTATTCAAGAGCACGATCGGCCTCAACCTCCATGGGTCGATTCTCGTACCAGTTACCAGTTTCACGATCAAACTCTTTACACAATGTAGCAATCTCATTTGTTGTAATAGGATAGCTGCGTTTGATTGCATTACCCGCGATTGCTACCATGATCTGATACATCTTGCTGTACCATCCAGTGTTACTTATAGTCATATATTCTGACGC